AATTTACAGTTGGCCATGATTTCAGTTAAACAAGCTATTGTATTGATCTCATGGTCTGCTACAAAAGCCGCCTTGTACTGATATCCGGCGATGATTAATATTGCTTGAGGTACAGATTTAGGGTCTAAACTTTGATATAAACTATCATAGACACCTCTGAATAAGTCTGTAGAATCCATATCTAAATGGTTTACCACCCACTTCCTCATACTGTCAAACTCTTTATTCTTTAGATTGTTCATAAGATTTTTATAATCGGTCTCTTTTAAATTATAAAGAATACCACTGTCAATCTCACCACGTACAGAATATCTTTGTAGTTCGTTTATAGTTCTACGAAAATCTGGATAGTGTTTTTCAATCAATTGAGCCAATACTTTTTTATCGTATTTTATTTCTTGTTCTTTCAAGATAGTTTCCATACGTTTCATAAAAGCAATAGCAGTCTTTTTAACTTGACCATTAGTGACTTTGAAATCAATTACGGTACAACGACTATGTAAAGCTGGTATGATTTTATGTTTATAATTACAAGTAAATATAAATCTACAATTATTATAATAACTTTCTATGAAATTTCTCAAAGCAGGTTGTACTGATTCGGCGTTCATATAATCTGCCTCGTCAATTATAACTACTTTGTGTTTAGATTCAAAATTAAATGATACAGTTGTTGCAAAGTTTTTTATCTTATGCCTCAATGTGTCTATTTGACGGCCTTCATCTGAACCATTGATTACAATATAATCTAACTTTAGTTGTTCACATAAAGCACGTGCAACAGTTGTCTTACCAGTACCGGCAGTACCAGTTAATAACATATTGGGTAATTCTTTTTTAGATAGAAACTCTACAAAAGTTTTCTTTGTATCATCTGAAAGAATACAATCCTCTATTGTTTTGGGTCGGTATTGTTCAACCCATAAAAAATCTGCCATAATATAAAACTCACTTTATTTTTTTTCATCATATTTTACAGTGACATCATAGCCACCTTTTCTATCTGTCCACCAATCATCTTCTCTATCATAATCATGTTCACCTAAAAAATCCCAAAATTTATCATGTTCTTCGTCACTAGGTTTTTCACCTGTTGCTTCTAAAGGACTTCCAAATTCTTGTTCTTGGTGTGATATGATTTCTTTAAATCGTTGTACAGAGCCAAACTCCTTAATGATTGCCTCGTCATCTATGTTGTATGTAAACTCGGAGGAAACGGAGTGCCATTCAGTTTTTTTAACTATCATTAAAATGCTGAATCAGGTTCTAGTGCGATCCAATATTGGACATTCTTACTTTTTGATATTAAACTAGATATCTTTTGTTTACTGATTGCTACATCATAATCATCAGGTATCATTTTAAAGTTTTCTGATTTAAAGTAAGCAGTAAACTTAACATCTGAATCCATGATTGGTATAGATACTTCGTTTGAAGTCTTATCTTTTTTATCAGTAGCCACTAGATTAATGCTTTTACCATCACCTATAACAGCAATATCTGGTAAATTCAATGTAGCAACACCTTTGTGTAATTCTACAAGGTCAGAGTTCTTTAGTGTAAAAGTAATATGCTTATCTGGCATAGTTATCTTACTAGCTACAAATACTGATTCTTTATCAGAAAAATAATACTTAATTTTTTTTCTAGCATTTTTTGCTTCAACGATAGTCATAGAAGCACCACCATTAAATTTAAGTTCAGGACTTTGAAATAAGTCTAATGATCTCAAAAATTTAGGTAGGTCATAGATAGCAAATTCACTATCAAAGTTTTCTTTTATCTCAGCTTCTGCTAAAATACTTCTCATATTGGAACAAGTTTGTATCTTGTTTCCTGGCTTAATTAAAATATTAGTGTTGATGTCACTAAAATTTTTAAGCATTGCGATTGTGTCTGTTGACAAGTTCATAATATAATCACTCCTTTTCATAATTTAATTTGGAGCGGATACTTGGTACTGCCCCAAGTTCTACTGGTTGGAAACCAATCATAATACTTTTATACGATATCCGCATTTTTGATCCTATACTAGATCAATTAAAAAGTCAAGCCTCATAGCGACTTCTTAATTTCTTCACTTTGTAAATAAGATAAAACGTTTTCTGGAGAAGAAACACCATACGGATCCGAAGGATCGTTGACCTCTTTACCAGGTTCTACAAACATTTTTTCTATTTCACCATCATTTATTACAGCTGCATATCTCCAAGAACGATAACCAAAACCAATGGCCTCTTTGGTAACTAACATGTCTAATGCTTTTGTTAGTTCGCCATTACCATCTGGTATCATCTTAACATTCTGTACATCTGAAGCATGAGCCCAAGCATTCATTACATACGAATCATTTACTGAACAACAATAAATTTCATCTATGTTTTGTAATTTAAATGCTTTGTAATTCGATTCAAAACCAGGTAATTGTTGTGACGTACAAGTAGGTGTAAAAGCTCCTGGTAAACTGAACAATACTACTTTCTTATTATTAAATAAAGATTCAGTAGTTATGTCAACCCACTTACCGTTTTCAAAAGTACACTCGCCATTTTCTGCTAGGTCGCCTACTCTTGTTTTAAATGTTATACTCGGTATTTTCATAATATATCCTTTATATCACATGAGAGTGAGGAAGTCAATGCTCCCTCACACTCTATTTAAAAACTATTTAATATCAATAGTTCTTGCTTTTTTATGTTCTGGAATTATACGTTCCATACTAATAGTCAAAAGACCATCTTTTAATTCAGCGCCTTTGATTTCAACGTCTTCAGCAACTGTAAAAGATTTAGAAAAGTATTTTTTAGTAATACCTTTATGGATTATTTCACCATCTTTAGTATCTTCCTTTTCTTCTTTTTTAGATGACACTGTAAGTATACCCTCTTCCAAGGTAACCTCAATATCTTTTTTATTATAACCTGCAAGTGCAATTTGTATATCGTACTTGTTTTTATCCTGTTTTACTATATTGTAAAACGGAAAACTAGGTTGTGATATTCTTGGTGTGCCACCAAATTCATCAAACATAGATTCAAAATGATCAAATACATCATCGTAACCTACGGTTAATGGTCTTAATTGATTAAAAATAGAAAGTGCTTTATTGGTCATGTAACCTCCTTTTGTTAAGCAAAGTTATTTTTATGACAACCCATTATGGCATTGTCGTAGTTATTTATATAAGTATGATTTCTCATATTTCAAGTGGTAGTTTTCTGAATACAAGGCTATAGAAAACTACCAAAACCGAGCCGCAGCTTAAGTTGTTTTTTTATAGAGTACAACCAGGCGCAAATGCCAAACAAACTCTTTTTTTCAGAGACCTCGTCTCTGATTTAACGCTGTCAAAGGACTTACGAGCAGCCTTGACCATAATATATATATCAATGTATGGCGTTAAATTCATAAATTCTATAAAAATTTCTCTCGTAATCTTTTAGCTTTTTTAGAATTGATAATATTCTCTTTATTCTTACGTCTTTTCCTATCAGACGGCTTTTCATAATACATTTTTAATTTGTAATTTTTAAGAAAACCATCTTTTAGGTATTTACGTTTCAGTACACGTAAGGCCTGTTCTACATTACCATTTCTAACTTCTACTTTTATACCCATATTTCCTTTCTTCAATTCCTTTTAGTAGGTGGGCGACCACTACATCGCCCACCAAAGGATTACACTAAGCTATAGACTAGACAGCTTCAGACTCATCGTCCTCGTTATCGTTGTCTTCGCTAAGATCCGATTGTTGAGCTAGATCGTCCTGTCTTTTCTGCTCCATAATGTCTTCAACACTTGCACCAGAATCGACTTTAGTATATAACTCTACAAACGAATTTTTTGTATCATCATCAAATCTATTAGTACACATTTGAATTGCTTTTACTTTATTGTTAAATATAGCATAAGCTTGAGTTATGTGGACTAATCTTCTTGTTGAGATAATCTCGTCTACACCACCATCAAAAAACGTTTTTCTGATAACGTCAGCCCATGTAGTAAGCTTTTCAATGAAAGCCTTGTCTGATTTACCAGCCGCTTTAAGAGTGTTGGTTAATATTTTCTTCTCAATCGCAACACTTGGATATTTCTGTTCAAACGTCACAGGAAATCTTTCCAAAAATGCTTCGTTTAAGATGTTAGTTCCGATAAACTTACCGTCATCACTACCTTGACCTTTAGTATTGGCAGTAGCAACAACGTTGAAACCTTGTTTAGGTTTTACAAACTTGTTTATCTTTTTAACATAAACACCTGATCCTTCAAGTATCGGTTGTAGACACATAATTTTATTAGAAGCTAAATCAATCTCATCTAATAATAACAATGCACCTCTTTCCATCGCCTCAATAACAGGACCATTTTGCCAAACAGTTTGGCCATCTTTAAGTCTATAACCACCTAATAGATCGTCCTCATCTGTTTCAATTGTTATGTTAACTCTAATTAATTCTTTCTTTGCCTCGGCACAAGATTGAATCACACCCATTGTTTTACCATTACCTGAAAGTCCAGTAATAAAGATAGGATAAAATCTATTAGATTTAATAATTGATTTTACATCTGTATAATTACCGAATGGTACGAATATCGGGTCTTTTTTAGGCACGATATCGCCAACTAAAGAAGAAACAACATAAGCCGCTTCAGATTTTGTATCTGCAACAGACTCAACTTTTCCTTCCGACTTAACTGATATGGTAGATTTTGTAGGTACTGATACGTCCTCACCATCTACAGGCAGTTTAAATAAAGACTTACCAACTTTGTAATCTTTATTCTTAATTAACCATTGTGGAGCATATTTACAACCAAACTTTTTGTTTGCTTTTTTCAACTGCTCAACAGTTAATTCTTTTTTGTTAAACATACTATAAGCGTGTTCAACAAATTGTGTTTGCTTAGCATTTAGCATAGTGTTTTCCTTTCATATTATTGGTATATCCTATCATAGATTGTATTATTAAGCAAGCCTAAAAAAATCGTTGATAACCGTATCATTTAGGCAACCTCCTCAATAAACTTGTTTAAAAGAGTTCTAGAAGTGATTCGTCCTTTCATACTCTTACTAAACGTTGATTTGATATTTCTTATCTTATCATCAGCCTTGATAGAAGATATGTCGGCATTTTGAACGGCCATGTGTTTACCGTTCAATAAAAAGTATCTATTGTAACCTTTGTTGGTTACTTGAGCAGCTTTTTCTTTTGTAAACCTTGATTTGATATCAGCTACTAACTTGTCTCTTTTAGAGTAGTCTTTAATGTGACCTGTAAATCTACCAATGTCCCACCATTTAAGTGCTTTCACTACATAGAAACCAATTGTTTTGATACCATGCTGTTCTTGGATAATTGATAACAATAAACCAGTAAGGCCTGATCTATGATCTGTATGTACGTATTGTTTTTTACCAATCTTAATAACGTTTTTGATTTGTACATACCTGTCATCTGGTGTTTTTTTAGTAGAAACTAAATCATCTTTATGTACAGCTTCTAATTTACCATCTTTGTCAATGATTTTTCTGTCACCACAATAGTTAGCACCACCGTCTGTTAAAGTAATAAATGTCATTTTTTCAATACTGTATTTTTGTCTAAACATTGGTATCATTTTTAAACAAGCCATCAAAGCTTCGTTAAGTGGAGTAGTACCTAAATTGTATTGATGTGGCATACTGAATCTAGAACCAGAATAAGTTTGCTCATGGTTCCAAAAAGAACCTCTAGTATGAGAGTCATAACATAATCCCATATTGTAAACATACATTAAAGATTCTTCTAAATCTTTTTTCTTTAACTTGTGATCTGCTAATTCAATTAAGTTAAAATTCTCAACGTGCATATCACCAGCTTTCCATTTCCAAGTTGACTTATCATTTACATCACCTCTATGGCTGATACCGATATGGTCAGCATATTCAGTTGTAAACGCATATACTTTAAATGGTATATTAATTTTTCTACAGAAATAAACTAGATTTAATAATTGATCAATAGTTTTTTTAAGATCACTAGCCATACTACCTGACCAATCTAACAACATCATCATACCATGGTTTTTTTCAGTAGGTAAGATAGTTAATCTTTTAAAGATATCATCACTAAATTTGTAATCTTTTAATTTAAGAGGATCAATAGTACCTGTTTTATCAGTAGTTGCTCTTTTGTAAGCAGTAGCAGATTTTTTCATTTCAAACTCTTTAACTAGATAGTTAACAGTTTTCATATTGTCACTAACATGTTTTTTGAAATTAGTTTTTAACCAAGCCAAATATTCTTTAGTAGACGAGTATTCCATTCTTTCTTTATGAATATACTGTCTCATTTCCTTGATGAAAGTAGAATTTTTTACAATAGTTTTATTCAGATCAGCGTCTGGTAAATTTACATAATTGTAATCAATATCTGCTTGAGTAATTTTAGCAGTGTTATCCTGATATGTTTTATCAGTGATAGATATAAACTTGTCAGGATTTAAACCTTGACTTTCAGAGTCTTCATCTTTACCATCACCACCTGGAGTAGATTGTTGTTGCTCGCCATGTGTATTGTCTACATCACCAGCGTCACCATCACCTTTTTCCTCAGCGTCATCTTTTTTATCTGAATCTGTATTGTCGCCATCTGAATTGTCATCTTCGTTTTCTTCAGGCATTAAATGGTCATCTGATAATTTGTAAAGTTTATCTATACTATCAGATAACGAACCGTTTTCTTTTTGTTTATCAATTTCTTTTTTCTGCCAGTTTAACATCTTCTTAGCTAACTCAACAACATCTTTAAATGTTTTCAAAGCGTTAACTTGTTTGATCCATATGTTATCCATAGTAGAAAAGAAAATAGGTAATCTTTTTGAAGACTTGTAAAACATATTGATTTTGTCAATCAACATTAAGTCTTTGTTTAAATCTTTATCTTTAACACCAAAGAAGTTTGCTTTGTTAAGAATATCAAAACCATTGATATAGTTTTTAACAACACCTGGATATTGTTTTTGAATTTTAGCGTCTATTCTGCAATCTTCAAGTACGTTGACGTAAGCTCTTAACTCATCATCACTAGAAATATTTGCCCATGATTTATAAGGAGTAAAAAGAGCATGAGCACATTCATGGGCGATAAGCATGTCATACACATCGGGAGATTTTGTTTTGAATATTGGTAATGTAAGTACTCTATTCTTTACATCAAAAGAGGCAGTACGTACATTGTTGTGTTGAATTGTAATATTTTCTGTTGCAATTAGTTTTGCTAATACTGATTTCTGATCAATATTTACTGTAGTGGTTTTCTTTGTCATATACTGTATACTTTACAGGAAAAAATCGTAAAAAGCAACCATTATTTTTCACGTCCTTACTTGCTTTTTAAAAGAACATTACCAGAACACTTGATTTTTTTGGCCGATTCGTTATCTTCCGACTTGATTTAGATACTTTTCCTTACACTGTTCCCAATCTAGATATATTAAGTCATCATAGAAATGTGAATCGTAAGAGAATCTATCTGTCGCCAATAAGTTTTTTACTCTATTCTTAACATGTTTAGTTTTCCAAACATTAACTAATGCTTCAGTAGAGTTATCAAACCTTTTGTCTAGTTGATTTTCTTTTACTTCTCCTCTTAAAAATTCATATGTATTATTATATAATCTAGCAAAGTAAATACCTCTTGCGTGATCTGTCTTAATATATTCTTTTGGTATACCTAGTTTACTGTAAGTAAACATATATGATCTATTCTTGTGATCTCTTTTTAATGGTTGGCCATTGGCTCTTGTTGCCTCATACCATTCAAAGTATTTTCTAGTATGATTTTTTTTCAACCATTGTTTTATTAGTTTTTTAGTGCTTAGTTGTGGTTCGTATGAAACGGAACCCATAGTGAAACCCATTCTTTTCCAATACTTTAAACCATCGTATTGACTTAATGTATTAGTTTTTGATTTACCATATAAAGATGTGGTTGTGACACCAACCAAGTGATCTCCATATTTCTCTTTCCATAATTTTTGGACTACATCTGATAAACATAGATATGCTAACAATTTACCACCTGTATAACTATAACCTAAAGGTTGTGTAGGTACTATAGATGAACCAATTGCTGTGTGATTAATCATACCACCAAAAGTTTTACTTTGTCTATCCCAACCGATAGCACTATCTCTTGGTGTTAAATCCATAAAGTCACCAGATATACAAATTACACCTAAATGTTTCTTTGATTTATTATCGTTTACATTAAAGAATAATTGTCTACCAATATTACTATTGTTTTTCATAGTAGACAAGAAAGTTCTTAATGTATTCCAAGTTTCTGATTTAGTCTTATCTCTTTTATTCTCTGTTTTAGCACCACCATATTTTTCAATAATTTCGTAGTCATCTGTAAATTCTAATACTGGTTCTAATTGTTCGTAGTCTTCAGGTGATTCTGGAATCCAGATATTTTTTCTTACTTTATCTATACTCTTTCTTAAATCTTGGTCTAATACTTTTTGAACACCGAAAACTGTTGCTGATTCTGTTGTTGGATATTTTCTTTGTACTTCTTGCCACTTTTGAAATAGTGTATACTCTTGTACGGTCATTTTAGACACGAAACCAAGGTCTTTCTCAATTGCTTCTTTAAGTATTCTTTCGTCTATATCTTCTATTTTAGATATATCGTTTTCGTCTTGAAATTGTTCCCATTTCTTCTCTACACCAGCCAAGTCTTGCTTAGCGTGTATATCAAAGTCAGTAGTTGCAGTCATAATATAATAATATCAGAAATCGTTCCGATTGTCAAGCTTACAGGTTTTCCATTGCCTCCTTATGCTTTTGGTAGGCTTTCATCTGTTTTTCTGCTTTCTTGTAGGCCATATCTAGTTTCATTTTAGATACTAAATCTGTCATATTTTTACCTTTTATATGATCATATTCATGTTGGAATACTCTACTTACAACACCATCTAAATGGCCTTCTTGTAGGTCTCCGTTTTCATCTGTATATTTTACAATCACTTTTCTAGGTCTAGTTATTCCTAGGAATACGAAAGGAAAGGTTAAACAACCCTCTTTCATCATAACTTCTTCCTCGCCTTTTGATATTATCATAGGATTAAAACATGCCATTTTTAACCCTTTTTCTATGTGTTCGTGAGCACCTAACACAAACATATTGAAAGGTAACCCTACTTGATTCGCTGTCAATCCTATACCACCATATTTTAACATAGTCTTGAACATTCTATCTGCAAGTTCTTTTCTATCTTTGATACCATGTTCTTTTAACATGTCATCTGTAAATGGTGCTATTGCTGAGTTAACTCTAGGGTCTCTAGGTGGTACTAGTTTAAATGTACCATCGTCTTTATCTTCCACTGGTTTTCCTATAGTTTGTTCTACAGGTTTTTTCTTCATCATCTTTTCTGCTTTTTGTGTGTATGATGAAGGACTTTGTTTGTTTATGTTATGAGCCAACTTATTCATAGTCTGCTTTGGCTTTTTCATTACATTTTTTTGTGTGCTTCCCATAATACTCCTATTTATGTTGCTTGTAATCTAGTGAAATTCTTGTACTTTTCATACTTGATTATATTAGTAAATTTGTCAAACATTATATCGCCTTTATGTGATATNNATTTTAAAGAAATCATCTGTACCTTGGCCATCTAAACTGCCATCAAATATTTCATCTAGTATTAATAGATTAGTATTTGTACTGTTTTTCATTTTTGCGATATGTCGCCATGTAAATAACAATGCAAGGTCTATTCTCATTTTCTCACCCTCACTAAAGTTATTATAATTAAATGTATCTCTAAATCTACTTTTTACTGTTTCATTAAACTCCTCATCTAAATGAAACGATACAAAGAAATCCATGGCTTGTAAGTGTTGATTAATTAAGTTGTTCATTATTGGTACATACTTACGTATAATCTGTGCCTTGGCGCCTTTGTCATTTAATATCTCTCTTAATATATCTACGTAATCTTTTTGTTCTACTATTCTGTCTCTTTCAATTTTTGTTTCTTCTAACTTACTATTCAGTTCATCTAATTGTATTTGTATTTCTTTACCGTCTACTTGTTTGTTTTCTAGTAATCTTATTTCTTCATGTATTCTATTGCTAAATTTGTTTATCTCATCTAAAGAAGTTTCAAATTTAGATATGTCTATATTCAGTTCTTGTATCTTTTGAGATACTTTATCCATTTCTGTTAGTTTGGTTTCTGTATTGGCTATCTCACTTATTAGTTGTTTCATGCCATCTGATAGAGTTTGTATTTTCTTATTGGTTGCCTCTATCTTTTGTTTCTTAAAGTCTTGTTCTATTGGTTGTGTACATGTAGGGCAATTATCATTGTGTTCAAAAAACTCTAATGTCTTTTTATGTGTATTTAAATTTGTTTCAATCTTGGCCTCTATTTTAGTTAACTCTGATACTTTCTTTTGTGTCTTATCTTTGTTTTCTATGTTTTGTTTGTATACACCTATTTGTTGATTTAACTCATTTATCTTATTACTATACTCTTTACTATCTTCATCATTTTTCTTAACTATCTGTTTTTTACCATCTAGGTCGTTCATATTAAGGTCGGAAATCGCCTTAAAGTGGTTTAACTCTGTCTCGTACTTTGTTTGTATAAGATCAGCACGGTGTTTCATTTCTATGACTTTCTTTGCCAAATCTGATTGTTGAGATCGTAATATCAAATCCATAAGTCCAAATACTCTTATGTCTAATATTTCTTCCACCACTTCTCGTCTATAACGTGGCTTCATTTTCATAAAAGGTTCGTATGAGGAAGAACCAAGTAATACTACTTGTAAAAAAGACCTATAATTAAGTCTCATTATATTTTGTTCTAAATGTTTTTGATAGTCTATACTATTGGCGTCTTGATTGATAAGAACACCGTCACAATAGATTTCAAATATATTTGGTTTTATACCTCTTATAATCTTATATTCTTTTGTTCCAACACTAAACTCTATTTCTACAACACAATCAGCATTGTTTATTGAATTTACTATTTGATCTTTTTTTATTATTCTAAATGGTTTGTTAAATAAAACAAAACACAATGCGTCTAGTAAGGTTGATTTACCAGAGCCATTTGATCCTACAATAAGTGTTGTATGTGACTTATTAAGATCAACTTCTATAGGTACATTACCTGTAGATAAAAAGTTTTTATATGATATCTTCTTAAATACTATCACTTTCTTTTCTTTTTAGTTTTCTTTTTTTTCTTCTTTTTCTTTTTTAGTTTTTCTATTGGTGCTGATAAAAAATCATATATAGCACTATAAATGTTATTCATTATTCACTAGCCTCCGTGTAGAGTTCTTTTGCAAACTCTTTTAGTTTATGTTTATCTAAATCAGTATCTACCTGATCAATATAGTTACCTAAAAATGTTAGTGTATCTTCTCCTTGATCTATCGTATCTACTCTTACTGTTTGTGTTATATCGTTAGTATCTTCATTTATAATTAATTCGTGTACATTTGAATTGTTATAAAATCTTTCTACTAGATTGCCATACATTTCTGGATTTGTTTTTCTGTTTACGAATAGTTTAACAAAACAATTTTCGTAAGATGATAAATCTAAATTGTCGTAATTCTCTTTTGTATCGTCATATGATAGTTTCTTAAATATAGGTCTAGAGTTTTCAAATCTTTCAAGTTCTCTTGTCTCTGTATCAAATACGTGAAAACCTTTAGGACAATTGTAATCTGACCACATAATTTGATATTGAGTACCTAGATAAAAAATATGGCCGTCATCTGATTTCTTATGAAAATGACCAGACATGACTTTTTCAAATCTTTTAAATTGTTCTCTTTCTAAACCATGTTCGTTTACAACTCCTCTATGCATTTCAAAACCTTTTATTTCTAAATGACCCATTGCAATTTGTGATGTAGAGTTATCTATTTTATATATTGTATCTTCGTAATTGTCTTCACATATCCAAGGTATAAACAATATGTCTAGGCCACCTAGATTTACTTCGGTTGCCTTTGTATATATTTTTACATCACCTAAATTAAGGTTCTGCATTGCGTTTACTTCGTTTGTATTCTTGTAATAAGTATCGTGATTACCTAGTATAACGTGTGTATCTATACCTAATTCTTTTAGTCTATCCCAAAACTTTAATTTAAAGTTATGTGCTGTATTATGGTTAATAAACTTACGTCTATCAACTACATCGCCTAGGTGTACTAAACATTTTATATCGTTTTCAATAAGATGAGGAAAGAATTGTTCCTCATAAAACTTATTTTGATAGTTTATAAAATGTGGAGAATCATTACGACAACCAAAGTGTGTATCATTTAGTAGCGCTATCTTCATAATTTTCAAAAAAATAATCTAAACTATTCTTGGCTTTCCTTTTCTTTCGTTTTTTCTTACTCTTGGCTATATCTTCCGCTATCTTTTCTTGTGCGTCCAATGGTAAGTTTTTTTGTAAATACTCTGTCATTTGATTTTTAAACTCTCTATCTTCGCCTGGTTGTAGAGCAAAATCATCTAAATTTGATTTACTGATAAGTTTATGTTTAATTGTCACTTGCTTTTTCTCTTTCTGTATTCTACGTATAAATGCATAGTAGATTATTTGAGTGAAATAAGCAAATGGATTATTTGATTTTTTACCATCAAAGTTGTCTAGGTATTGTAAACAGTTCTCAATACCATCTGAAATCATGTCATCTTTAAAGGTATAATTTATGAAATTAGGTCTATATGAGAGGTGATTAGCAATCTTTAAAAAGCATGATCCTAGATAGTCACCTACTGGTGGTTTAGGCCTCTTTTCTCTCTTTGCTTTTCGTACAGACTTTCTGTACTTTATCATCGCCTCCAAAAACTCTTTGTTATTTACATAATGTTCTTTTTTAGTTTTTGTGTTCATAATATTAATATACTACATTTTGTTATTTTTGTCAATGTTTTCCCTAGATGGAGCGGGCTATGAGATTCGAACCCACGACCTACTCGTTGGCAACGAGTCGCTCTACCACTGAGCTAAGCCCGCCTAAAAAAAATTTCGGTTTTTGCCGAAATCAGCATTGACATTTTAATGATTTTATGTATAATGAACGGTGTAGCCGGTTGATTGAGGATACTCCAGCCTAGTATATTCCTAATGTAAAGTTCCTTCATCATCGTCATCGTAAAATGTATCCATTCTATCATCAAAAATCTCGTTAATCTTTTTATTATCACTTGTTGACAACTCTACTTTGGCATGTTTCACTTTATCTTTTGCCAATGGTATATCTTCGTATGTGTCAACAACACCTTGATAACTTCTACTCATGGCCTCGTTGGCCGTTGTGATAGTCATTATCTTATCTTTCGGTATGGTTATTTGTTCATCGTTTGTATAAGCTGTCCAACGTATCAAAGCAATATAGTCTTTAAATCCAGCTGATGTAATTTGTGGTACGTACTTTATTTGTAAAGGCCGTTCTATATTGATTGTTTTATTTTTTGGATCTAATTGTCTTTTAGTAAATTCAACAACGGCGACAATATCATCTCCGTTTACCAGTTTAATAATTTTAATATTATTTTCTGTTTTCTGGTGCATACTATTATTTATCCTTATTTAACTCTGCCAAGACACAATGAGTGCCTCCTGTTCTTGTTGATATGTCGTAGTTTTCTATTGCTACTCTTTTTAAATAATTTAAATTAAAACCACCCTTGTTAGTATTTCTGTTTCTTTCTCCTGGTATATAATCATGGAAAACAATTTTAAAAGTATCTGTAGTTCTTTTTAATATTTCTTCACAATCATAAGTGCCAAGTGAACCATCAACGAATACAAAATCAAAATCATAATGACCATACTCTTTCCAATAATCAGAGCTTTCACAAAAAAATCTGTTTATGTTATCTTCAATACCAACATATTCAAAAATATTATCTCTGTCAATAGTATATACCTCTGCTCTGTTTGCCACTAAAGCAGTTGTACTTTTACCTGTGCCAGTACCTATCTCTAATATCTTTTTGGCGTACCGACTTTCTTCTAACAAAAACCTAAAATCTTGATCTGAAATCATTTTAGTTCTATGTTGTGTATTTCATAATTAAAATCTTCACTGTTGTAAATATTTATTCTTTCACGAAAGTGTGCAAGTGTATAATTTTCCTTGTCTTTATAACTCATATCGTCTGCTATGTCGTACAAAGTCGCAGCTGATTTATTATCTTTCAATCTTAAACCACGACCAATACTTTGTAGATTTCTTATACGAGACTTACTAGGACTAGCGAAAATAATATTATGCAAATTCCGTATATTAATTCCGGTTGAAAAAGTGCCGTAAGAAGCAACAATAACGGCGTTGTCACTTTTCTCCGTAATTTCTCTAATATTTTCTCTATCATCTGTCTCAACTCCTCCATGTACATAAAAAACATTTTTATCTTCAGCCTTTTCTTTTATCATTTCATATAAATCATTACCATGTTTCTCTACGTATTGAAATAAACATAGTGTATTACCTTGTAAACTAGAGGCCAAGTTTCTTATGTATTTGTTTCTTTTTTCACTTCTTACTAGGTAATCCATTTCTTCTTGGTAATTCTTATCTTTTATCATATGTCTAATTTCTTTGTCATGTTGTAATACTAGGCATATAATTTTTAAATCTGCTAATTGTTTTTTCTCTTGCAATTCACTTGTAGAAACAACTCTATTTACTACACCAAACAATCCTTCTAATACTAATTTGTGTGTTTTTGTACCATCTAAAGTACCTGTAAGGCCTACTCTATACTTACATTGTTCTAGTTTAGTCATTATCTTTGTCAATGAAACTGCCTTAAACAAGTGTGCTTCGTCACCTATTACCATACCAAACTGTTTAAACCACTTTTTAGGTTGATTGTATATAGATTGCCATGTAGATATAATAACACTTTTATTTGTTTCTTTATCGTGGCCTTGATATATTTTATGTACATTATTCATATTCCAACCATAGTCGCCAAAGTCTTTTGTTAATTGTTCTACTAGTGATGTTGTTGGTACTATGATTAGTATTTTCTTGTTTTGTTCTTTTAGTCTCAATATATTGAAACGTACTAACAAATATACTATTAGTGATTTACCACTGGCCGTTGGAGATAATAACATACATCTATTCTTTTTTGTTGCATAGATAAATGCCTCTCTTTGATAGTCTCTTATTTCCATAGGTATTTTAAGAGCCTTTGTAAATGCGTCTACTTTCTTTTCATCAACTTTTGTATCTGTAATTTTAGTACCATCTACTACTTGTATCTTATTATCTTCACACCATTTTAATATATAAGGATATAAACCAGCATATATTTCTCCTGTCGCATATGAGAATAGTCTTATTTTTCCATCCCATACTCTATTTCTATAAGCAGGAACAAACTTATAACCAGGTACTTCAAAACAAAAATACTCTGATAACTCTCTACGTATAGAGGCGTCAGCTTCTACTTTTAAATAGACATCGTTCTTTCGGTCAATTATGATGTATCTTATATCTGGCATTACACAAATGAAGGACCGACAATCCAACCCACTAATACTTTTCTAGTACCCTTTGTTATAGGGTGTACCTTGTGCCACATAAATGACGGAAAAGTTATAATTGTACCTGTTGTAAATTTATCTGTAAACTTTATATTTTGATTAATACCTTTAGGATTTGGATTTGCAATTTCAAATTCGCCTCCCTCATAGTCTTCATTTAAACATAAAGTAAAACTTAACTTTCTGATAAAACCATTAGGATATGGATCAGTATGTGAATCTATGTGCCAATCATAGTGGTCATCTTCATTGTATATTGTATATTGAAAAGGCTCAAACTCTTTTAAATCATAGTTCCAACCGGCAGATTTATTATGTTCTAATATTGTTTTCTCTAAATCTTTGTACAGTTGTTGATTTTCTTTTATCCATGCTACGTTAGAGCTTCTGTTATCTTGGTTGCCGTCTTGAATAGCCGCCTCTGCAATAGGCAGTTTATCTGCTTTTTGTATTATCTCATCGCAATATTGTGGAGAAAATTTAGCGATAGATACACAATGATTATTTTTTAAAAACATTAGACGGCACCACTTGTAAATCTCTTCCAGTCTATTGCGTTTTTAATCNNTAAATGTTCTATTAGAAATTTGCTTTAATGTTCTATCTAAAAAATCAGTAACCGTTTCTAGATATTTAACTTTTTGATTTAATTTTTGTACTTCAGGATCAGCGTCAATATATTGTGGTACATCAGCCTTTAATATCTTTAAGTTAAATGGTTTCAATGTATATACAGCTGGGTCTGCCTTACCTGTATAATACTCCCACTTTTCTTTTTTGATAGTTCTATATTCGTCTTCGGCTCTTGTTAACAATAATTTAAACTTTGTTAAAAATTTTAAATACTTATTGTGTAATTGAGGTGTTTTTAAAGATTCTAAATCTAATTCAATATCGTTAATATTTAAATCTTTATCTGCTTCTGTTTGTAATTGTTCTAAATCCATTATATCTCCACTTGTTCATAATATTACTCAATCTTATTTATTAAGATGTTGTAACCGTTTTTTGTTTGCCTGTTAAAGCAAAATCGTATATCTTATATTCAAAAGTAACCGACGCTGTTAAATAATCAACATCTGTTGCTTGTTGGTTGTATGCTAAACCTGATAGTGAAATAGGATATACATCACTAAATCTAACTTCTACAACCGAATTATTTTTATTTGATAACACTGATAACGTAGCGTCTGAATACAAACCACCTGTTTTTGGTGGTGCGTATTTAGTTCTACCTGCGTCACCTAATACACTGCTTGTACTACCTGGAAATCTATCATTACCACTAGTTAGTGTATTTTGAAATTCTTTATGATCTTCAGGAAAGCCTAGGCCTCTTAACCAACCATGTATTTCTTGATAGTTTTCTAAATTTTCATCTACTAAAAAAGTCATAGATAAACTTTCATAGTTTAGTTTGTCACCAGGCAAAGGTATATCTTTCAACATAGTTTGTTGTACAGGTGTTCCTGCTAAAGATATTCCTGGTATATTAACTGCCGTACAAAAATATTCTGTCTTTGGTAGTTTTAAAATATTAAATTTAAACTGCGTTGGACTTGCATAGTCTAATTTTGATGGTTGTCTATTCTTTAATACTGTCATACTATTATTTATTAGTGTCCTTATCTACTTCTTCCCACTCTTTTTCAGTAGCAACTTTCTCTAATTCTTTCTCTTGTCCTGTTAAAACTAGCGATTTTTCTTGCGCCTGATCTATCTTTTTCTCTATATTATCTAGAGGATTTAATGTTTGTGTATCAAAGTATCCAATATAACATATAAACAGAAATAAAGCAACAACCTTAATACAGATTATTACCACTAACATAGCTAATATTGTTCTTAATAAGTTCTTCATTGATACATCTATTTAGGTTATTTTCTTTCCCAAATCTTTAATTTACCTTCTTCGGCTACTACCATTTCTTGTTTTAACTCTCCTGGTTTATTAGCTCTACAAGTATCCCAACAAGCCCAAGGTCCTCTGTTGTTTTCTAAAGACTTGTGAAAAGCTTGCCAGTGCTCATTATCAAGTATATCTTCAATCTTATCATAATCGTTTATATGACTATTATCAACTAATTTTTTAAATTCAGGATCACTTAACATTTTAGGTGTATCGCAATGACAACAAGGTAATAAACGACCTCTGTTATCTACAGCTAAATTCATTTCACCACTAAAACACATAGGTGAAATAGTTTTATCACTTTTTATTCCATTTTTTTCGTCTGATATTTGTTGATCGTTTTCATCCCACAATTTAGTATATGTTTTACCTACACGTCCTTTTTCATTATACTCACTTATATGAGGAAAATTTAATCTTACTTTAGTCATCAATAATATGATTATCTCCAGGTTTTGTTTTTGGTTTTAAAACATCAAATGCTGTATCTTGTTTATCCCAACGACCACTATTAATAACAGTAAATATAACTCCTATTTCTTCAGCCATTTTCATAGCAGTTTCTACATGTTTTTCGTTGTATGAAAAAACTATGTACTGCCAAATAGGTGTTGTATTTAACATTTTTTTGGCCATTTTCAACCTTTCAAAATGTATATCGCCGTCTTGATGTATTCTGTATTGATGACTTTCTCCAGGCAAACCATCTATACCAAACCACCATTGACAATCAGGATTAGCTTCAAATGCTTTTTTAAACCACTCGTCTGATTTATAGTTAGAAGCAACGTGTACTTGACATTTTTTATCCTTTTCTTTAATCATTTTAAGTATTTCTATTAACTTTGGATGATGTATTGGATCTGAATATTGTCCACAAAATTGTAATTTGTCAAAATAATCTACTATCTTTTCCATTTCACTCATTGTTAAGTCTCTGCCTGGTATAGGCTTTTTAATCATAGAACCGTCATTTTTATTAGGGTCAGGCATATAAGATTGTCTAGCACATCTTAAACACTCCAAAGGACATCTATGTGATAAATCAATATTTACTTTGATTGCTGGATAAAAATGATTTTTAGTACCAAATTTGTTTGGCCTTAACATTCCTGGCCACTTTTTTTCTGTCACCTTTTTTGCAATTATATCACTCATAATATTATTTATACGACCAAAAAAAAAGGGGACCGAAGCCCCCTTTTTTAAATAAACGTTTAAACAACGTATTACATGATGTTTGATACTTTAACTTTTTGGTAGTATCTGTTTGAATTTGGCGTACCTGAATCAGTCACACCAGAAACAGCACCTGATACAGCACCAGTTTCAGCAAATGGGTTCGCAACTAAACCGTATCTAGTTTTGAAACCAATTTTTGGTTGGAAAGTATCTTGACCTACTGCTCTTACCATTTGTAGTGGTACATATGGGCAATAGAACATACCAGCGTCATAAGGTGAAGTACCTTTGTAACC